GATCTATATCTTCATTCTCTGTAGATTTTGCCCATTTAGAAAATCTTTTACCTGGTTTAATAGTATTAAGATAATAATTATATTGCATTCTGTTTGATAGATGAGAATGCATATTGATTTCATTAGCATATAAGACGGTATCTTTAAAATAAGATAAAGCTTTGTTAACTAACCAAGGATTATAAGCCTTCTCAGCAACCTCATCTATCATAAGGTTTTCTTTCTTAGAAGAGTTTATAGAATTTACGTAATCAAATGGGTTCATGCAAACTCACAGTTAATTAATATTTCAGTAAAGCAACCAATGATATTTATTTCAGGATCAGCAACAAATGCAGCCTGATATTGATATTTAGATAAAATTAATACTAAATGTGGAACACCATTACTGGTCATATATTGATCAGCAGATTCATATAACCTTTTAAATACTTCTGCTTGTTCGATATCAGAATTCTCTGCTACCCACTTACGAAGTGCAGTAAAGTTTTTTTCCTTTAGCATCTTGTAAACATTATCAATCTCAAGATCTTTTATATTACCAAGGATACCACTATCAATTTTACCAGTAGCAGCATAACGTTGAAGTTCATTAAGGACTCTACGCCAATCTGGAAAGAATTTAGTAATTACCTCAGCAACTACTGCTCTATCATATTCAATATTCTCATTGCTAAGAATTTTTTCTACTCTCTTAAAGAACTGCGCAGCAAGTTTGGCGCTAGCAGATTTAGAAAGCTTAAAGTCAATTACAGAACAACGACTGTGTAGTGGCTCAATAATTCGATTCTTAAAGTTACAGGTAAGAATAAAACCACAGTTTCGCGAGAATTCTTCCATGAAGTTGCGAAGTGCTGGCTGAGTAGAGTTTGCATTAAGGTAATCTGCTTCATCAAGGATAACGTACTTACGTCCACCAGATAATGAAACAGAACTTGCGAAGTTAAGAATTTCATTACGCAAGGTATCGATATTGCCATTCATAGACCCGTTGATTACGATATAATCACATTCAAGTTCTTCTAACATGGCTCGTGCCACTGTTGTTTTACCAACACCGGCACTGCCACTTAGAATAAGGTTTGGAATGTTTTTCTGATCTACAAATTGTTGAAATGTAGCTTTAAGCTCTTCAGGCAAGATAGTATCAGAGATAGTCTTGGGGCGATATTTCTCCACCCACAAGAACTGTTCTTTAACATCCATTTATTAACCTCAAAAAGTTGAATTTGCTTCGACTGCAACAAGATACATAATATCATTTCCAGTAAATCTAGCAATACCCTTTGATGTAATATCAACGTCATAATCGCCAGTTAACAACTTAATGTTTTCTGCACGAAGGATTGCTCTAAACTTCTTATCAGTCTTGCCTACAATAATAGAGTAAACATCACCACTAGGATTTTTAGAGTCAATAGCCTGAAGCATAATATCAATACCATCACCAGTTACTGCAATCTCAGGAAGACGCAATACACCCATACCCTTCATAACACTCGTAAGAGAATCATTAGTCAACTTAAAGCTAATCTCTGGTTCAGGAATGTCCTTGATAGTTTCTGGTGCAGCAATGATTGTAGCTGCCTCAGCAAGTGTATAATTAACTACATTGTTTTTACCACGAATAGTAATTGTCTTCTCATCGATAGTAAGTTCAGGATCTTCGAAAAGAGAAAGCGTACTAAGAAATTTAGATAGATCATAGATAGCAAAAGTGCTATTAAATTCAATATCTACCTTAGCACGAGACATAATACTCTTTACAGGTGATACTGTAGAGAGATGATTACCCTTCCTAATAAGAATGGAAGGATTAATCGTAGAGAAGTTCTTAAGAACTTGAATTGTTCGCATATCTAGTTTCATAATATAAACCTTTCAATTACTTTTTAATTTGATCAGAGTCAGCAGTCGCAGAGGCACCAATAGAGGCAAGATCTGCAAGAGAACCACCGAAGATATATGTTCCAACATGCTGGAGTTGCATCCAAGGACATAGCCAAATACTAAGACCAGCTTCTTGAAGCTTCTGACAGAACCAATAATCTTCTGAAAGATAACGTTTTGTTTTAGGATCTACTTCAGCCTGAAAATACATCATAATTTCACGAGATCCATCGAAGTTCTTAGTTCTAACATGATCTGGCTTATAAAGATACTGTGGAAATTTTTCAGCAAAGACTTCGAAAGTCTTGCGGCGAATCATCATAAAACCAGTACCAATCTCAAGTACTTCTGAAGGTTCACCGATTGGAATAGAGCCAGAACCACTCTTCGGATTAAACACATAATCACCAACGAACTTTTCTAGAACATTAGGATCTTTATCAGCCATACCTTTATCAACAGCCTGTTTAATCTTTTCCCATGAAATACACTTCTTAGGATAAGCACCACCAATTACATCATACTTATCATTTTGAACTTGAAGAGCCATAAGAGCAATAATATCTTGTGGATTAAATCCAATATCAGCATCGATGAATAACATATGTGTAGCATCAGAACGCATAAATTCATCACAACAATAATTTCGTGCTCGCGTAATCAGCGATTCATTGAACAAGAAATACATCTGTAGTGGAATGCCATGATGTGTACAAAGAGCAGAAAGATCTGCAATACTACGCGTAAACATACCAGCACACTGACCACCATACATTGGTGTAGCTACAAATAGTTTGCACTTTCTAAGTTCTTCAGTATTAATTTTAATTTCCATCATTATTCTCCTTATCATGAATATAAAGTGCAAGAATACCGTAATGAAGTATCTTCAAAATATCTTGTCTATTCCTACCATTTTTTTTACCATATCTGGCTGCATACTTAATAATATCACCAATGGTAAATCCAACACCGTGTCCGGCCGAGGCAATTAGCTCAAATGCTTGAATATTATCTGGTCCAACATAGTGCTTAGTATAAGTATCAGCAATATACTGATATAATTCATTAATTAGTTCTGGTTCATTAAATTTATAGTTTGCTTCCATTACATAAAATACTCCACTAGTGTACTAGTTTTTTCACTAATAATTTCGTTTGTACGATCATGATTATATTGATAAACCATAAAATTGTCAACATAATCTCTTTCACCATTTAATACGGCTTTAACTTCTGTTGCCATATCAGTTGCAGTTTTAACTGGAACGTTCTGACAGATATGATTATAACTTGTAGTTGGTTTAAGTAGCTCGTAATCTTCTGGCATACCCATAATACTAAGTGCTTCTCTATAAGTAATGTATCTATCTTCATATGGATGTGTAAGCATCTTCGGATAATGACCAACAAAAGCACCAATATGATCTTTAGGTACAATTGTACCACGTCTCATAATATTACCACCAGATGCAATCTTTTTGTGTATACGTTTACATTTTTCTGCTTCCTTATCATATCCTTGATTCTGCATCCATTCACCGACCTGAATATATGAATGTTTGTGATGTTCGATAAGTGATTTAGCATCAAAATATCTAACTGCAATATCTCTTAGATCTAGAAGATCAAAGTGTTCACGATGAGTAACACCACCATGAATAACTTCAAGAAGGTAACGATAGAAAGGATCATTGCTAGGAGTATTTTTATTAATTGGTTCCATCATGGTGTTTGATTTTACACCAGTGATAACATCTTCAATCTTCTCATATTCTCTACTATAGAAATTAAGAATAGGAGTTTTATTACCACGCCAGAAGAAATAAAATGTACGTTCTCTAACCTGTGGTACACCATGTAATAAACTCTTAGTACGATAGAGAGTCATGGTATATCCATTCTCTTTACCAATCTGCTGAAGTTGTTCTCTGATTGGTTTACCTATTTTACCTGCAAGAGCTGGTGCATTTTCGCCCCAAAATACTTTAGGTTTAACTTCACCAAGAATGTACTTAGCAGTTTCTATCATCCATTTATTATTAGGATTATGTTCACCATAGCCAGTTGAAAACATTGATAGTCCAGCGCATGGACATACACTAGAAACAATATCTACATCGTGTGGATGACGTTGACCTTCATCAAGTAAATGATATGGAACTTCATGATTCCAATAGTTTAATAGATGTGATTCATTATCTTTGAAGGCGCTATATGAAAGGATATAATCTGGTCGACTTCCAAACACATTAGTTGAAGCAATTGCTTCTCCACCGATAAGTGGAATAATTGTAGCATGTCTCATAGAAAACTTTCAAGGTTGGCATTATATACAATGGATGTTTTATTTATAGGAGATTTTAGTCCATTCCACTCCCAACCTTGCCAATGTGGATAATATTCTCTGGAAAGATGCACAGATTGTGGTTTTTCCATATATTTAAAATCTAACTCACCATAATCATTGATAAGTCCATCTACCCATTGAAATATACGAAGCGCAGAGCATTCATATTTTTTTAGTTCTTCTTTGAAGAGTCTACGAATATTATCTCGTTCAACACGTGATCCATAGAAAGGTGTCTTCTCATACCATCCAGTTTTTGGAATATGGCGCTTTTCGTTTTCAATTGGAAGAAGTTCATAAAGAGTAACAGTAGCATTATACATCTCTGCAACTCCAAGAGCTTGACGAGTATATTCTCTAACAAGTTCTTTAGTTGCTGCTATAGGATCTGGTTGACGTAGAAGATGATGACGAACATCAATATTACCAAAATAAAATTCTACCTTTTCAAAATCATGATCACAAGGTTTAATGAAGGTATGAAGACCTATTTTTAATGCACCATGCAGAGTTTTAAATGGCATTGAATAATTTATCCATTCAGGACGATACATGCAAATAGCATGACTATCTCCAATTGCAATATTAGGATAAACTTTCAATAAGTTCGGTGTAATAGTCTCTGCTTCATTCTGCATGCGAATGATATTGTTCCAATCAACCTGATTCCATCGAGGATCAATTGGTTTATTCTTACTATTAGCTAGATCAACTTTATGTTTCAGTTGTTCATAATAATCAGGAAAGTCAATGATTAACGAATAAATTTTACCTTTGAACTTAGAGAAGTTTAAAAAGTTTTCAACATGTGGAAATTCTTTTAATCCACCAAATAAATTTAAATGCCCAGACCAATCATTACCATGATACACATACATCGTATCAAATTGATTATGATCTTCTATATAACGATCGAGCGACATATTAACATATAAATCAACACCAGCCTGCTTAAGTTGGTCAGCATAAATCACACCTTGCGCTGCACGATGTGATGAAAGATTCTTAGCAATAGGAATGAAAGGAGCTGTTAAAATTGCTGTCATAGATTTTTATCCCAGTCTTTATAAGATTTAACATTATCATAAATGCTCAAATTTGTTAACCGTGGTTCAGCACCGACATTCCACATTAATATGTTTCTTCCAGTATTCTTAGGAATATACTTCCAAACTTTAGCATCGTATGTTCTTACGGTTGGAAATGGTGGTTGTATAGGCTCTTCTTGCATAAATTCTAAAGGTTCTGAAATAACACTGGCTCTTCCAAGTTCGCCAGCTTTCAAATTACGAGCTACAGCAACACATGTAAATTTAGCATTTGGCCATGCTATTTGCAGAGCACGAGATAATACACCTGTTGAAATAGCAACATATACTTCTTCTGGTTCAGAAATTTTTGAAGCGGTATGCACTATAGCAGCAGTAGCCAATTCATGTTTTAAACCAAGAGGAATAAAAAATGCATTATGTTTATCTGCCCATTCTTTTGCTTTAATATTAAGTATAGGCATAGCAGCTATGCGTTCAAAAATCGGTATAGCTCCACGCTCGATACAACAAGCCTGATGCAAAGATATACGTTTTGAGGCAGGCATAAACAACACTACTTTTTTATTATGATGTTTTGCAACATCTAACAATGAAACACCGGCCAATCCAACTCTTGGTTGTGAATACACCATAGTATCATTATTAATTTTAGATGCTAATAGATCAGCAGCTCGTGTTTTAGTGCCAACAACAAGATCGTCTCTTACAACTCTAACACCATCATGATCAATAACTATTGGATCTGGATTGTACGGAATCCAACCTTCAGCTAATGAAAGATAATAGTCTTTTGCATCTTTATATCCAAATATACCGACATCTTTGTTGATGCCATCAATTACGTGTTTATTATGACTCATATGTGTTTGTTTTCAATGACCAATTTTTAGGATAAACCCATTCATATGGGATTTGTTTTGTGGTGTGTTTAATACCGTTATTAATAGCTATATGTTTATAGAAAAAACAAAGTTTATCTTCTAAATTCAAAAACTTTTGTTGTTTAATAGGATTATCAGGATGTTCATAGAGATATAACATTTTATCATAAAAAGATTGTCCAGCATTATTTGTTGGCACATATCTTCCATCTTCCATAATATCATATTTTGCTTTACTCATATATTGTGGACAATCAAACACCTGACTAAGGCCATCAAAGAACCCAGTACCACCATGTAAAAAACTTTCAGGATCCACCCATTCAGGATGAGTCATTGCAATATGTCTGGCTGCATTTTTGCATGGATACATAGAGTTACGAAATCCTTGCTCAGTAACAAAATGTTCATTTAAGATTTTTGCAAATTCCATCATAGTATATGGACGATTATTTGTTGATAACTTATGATAGAGAGCTTTAGCAGCTTTTTGTGGACCGTACAATAACCATTCTTGAACAATAGTATTTTTTGGATAATAAATTTGAAACAAATCAGAACGACATGGACGATGACCTTCGTTTAAATAATCTCTTAGACCTGGATTATAACCAGATGCCCATGCCTTATATGTTTTCCAATGTTCATTAGTAAATGAAAATAGTAAACAAGAATGCAATACAATTTCTGGATCACTAATATTTTTAACTTCATCTACAAATGGACATTCATTCCAATGTAAACGATGAGAAAATTGTTGATAGTTATCTCTTAGAAGAGTATCTTCTCTCTTATCATAAGCATTACAAAACTCGAAGAACTTAGATGTTCGTTCCTCTTGTGACCATTTCCACATTAAACTACGTGTAGGTTTACCTTTATCATCTAAATCTACTTCAACAAGATTTTCATACTTTATATCATAAGTACGATCAACAATGAATTCAGCTAATGAGTTCATGTTCTTTTACTTTCTGTTTATATTCTTTAACACTCATACCATGTATATCTAATATATAACTATCTGATGGATGACAATTAATTTTATTAAATGAATCAACTAATCCAAGAGTCAACATATATTTCTGTCTACCAAATGGATGATCTTTTATCCTACATGAAGACCAGATTTCATCTCTATTAAGATAATTATAATCTGCTCCTGGCTTTATATAGTTTTCAACCCAACGAATAAAATCACAACAAACATCTTCTGCATTATAAGGATATGCTCCAGTATCCTCGAGAATTTTATCCATAACTGCATCTAAAAATTGTTCTTGTTTTAATTTTTTAGTATTAACTGCAAGATGCGAAATACATTCTATAGCATTTGAACCATAATAGAAAGGACTTTCTTTATTAACATATTGCGAATACCAATCAGCAATATCAGCTACTACTGCCGCATATTGAAAATGATACTGCTTAAGTCCATTTGCAGTATTCCACTTCAACATAAAATCTCCAATTTCGCGAAGATCTTTCTTAGCATTACTTTTTTCAAGAAATTCAGCTAAATCTCTTGCGAGTTTAGGAGCAAACTCTGTAAGATAATAATCACCGGCTCGTTTATAATTTGCAGGAGGTTTTGGAAATTGTGGAAACTGATAACCAACTGATGTATAAAAAGAAGTAGGATAATTATTCACCATCTTAGTCATATCTTCAATAGATTTACAATTATATAGATTAAATAAAATAGTATTATGATAACCTGAAGGTTTAAAAGAATAATTAATACCAGATCCACATACTCTATGAAGAATAAAAATATATAACCACTCAGCCAATTTAAAGTCTGAGTGTTTGCCTGTCCAATCTTTAGCTACTATTTCACGTTGACGCGTATGGAATCCTTGTTCCATTTTGTGCCAATATGGATGTTCTGATGTCCATCCGTAAAATACGTCGTTAATGATTTGCGAGAATCCTGCAAACTTTCGCTCAACAACATCGTAGAGCTCCACATTTTCAAGTAGATCGTCTCCCATACAGGAATCTGCGTATGGTATATTACCAAGATTGCATTTATGCTGTTGAATTTTTGCGAGATTAAAGTACCTAATATATTCATCATAATACTCCGTTGTTTCAAGTGCTGACATACTTATTATATCCTATACCAGCTTCATCAAACATTTTTTTTGTATCTTCAAATGAGTTTTTCCATTTATCACTAACATTAGTTGGATAACACATGAATACGCGTTTGATTCCAACCTGTATGACACCTTTTGCACAATCATAACAGACTGGTAAACCATAAACATATAGATTAGAATCTTTTAATGAAACACCATTTAAACATGCATTATATATGCAATTCATTTCAGCATGAACTACATATTTTAATTTAGTAGGACGATCGTTTAATCTTTCATTAGAGTCATCAATATTTCTTGGAAATCCATTAAATCCTTGTGAAAGGATTTGTCCTTGTTTACCAACAGTTACGGCTCCTACTTTTGTGCTAGGATCTTTAGACCATTGAGAAATATTTTTAGCTAATTCTAGATAACGTTGATCCCATTTATGTATAATCATTTTACTAAATCAAAATGACGTTCATAGACATGAAGACTTCCAACATTCCAATGAATACTACCACGCTGAACACCAAGATCAAGACAAAGTTTGTCAAGTACATATGATTGCCATGCATAGTCATTTTTATATCCATATACAACATCATTAGAACGCATCTGCACGACTGCATCTAATTCATCATTATATCTAATCATATATTGAACAGTATTAGTGCACATAAAGTCAGATCTACCATTTGATTTATAATCATTCCACATATTTGGTCGAGTATAGATCATAGTAGCTCGACGAGACTCAGGATTATTTTTAAGTTCACTATAAACATTCTCATATTGAAAATGATTTTCTTGAGACCAAATACACCAACCATAATTAGAATTGATATAACCTTTATTATCTGCTACCTGTTTCCAGATAGCAGGTGGCCCACCAGGAATATCATTAACGCTAAGAGACATTGACTTATACCATTCAAGTTCTCGTTCTACATAATCGTTATTGACATTGCCAAATATAGATTTCTCGTTGGCAACAAAGTTTGCGCCGACGATCTCAAGCATATTAACACCAGTCTTATCAGTAACAAAAACCTTATGTTTAAGAAGATTTCTGAAATGTTGTCTGATATCCATCACGGTGTTTCTCATATGCATTTATTATTCTCCTATAGGAACAGATACACTCATGATACCATATTGAGTAACATTTGATTGTGTTGTTCCGGATACACCAATCTTACGATTACAGAAGTCACGATCTGATCGTTGACCTTCAATCTTACCACGAAGATAAGAAACAAAGAATGATGCATAATTAATTAAATCTTTAGCAGAATCTTCTAATGATTCAAAATTAGGAGCATAATTAGGATCATTTTGCATAGCTTCCATAACGGATTGGATACGAAGCATCTTGCCATTCATAATATCATGAATAGTAGCACAACCATTTGTATAGTAATCTGCCTGAAGGATACGAGAATTTTTATTCTGATAATCGTTTGCCTTAGCGTTTTGTAATGCAATGCATTCACTAAGAACTTGTATTGAATGGCGCTCGGTCATTTTCACCCCTTATAATAAATTTAGAATTAGTATGATTACGCAATGTTCTTTCTAGATCATTATCATTGATCACACAAAACTTACGCATGCGATCTTTAGTATACATTCTTTTTATACCACCATTAAATGGTTCTGTAAAATGGTATTTTTCAATAGATTCATAAACTATGACAGGATTGCCATAATCAGGAATTTCTACGAAAAAAAGTCTATCTACATTATCAAGCTTTTTCCATTGATTAGGTTCCATACAAAAAGCTTCAAATTTTCTGATAAGTGTAAGAGTTTTTACTTCAGCAGTTTCGCCTTCTACAATCATGTCTTTTACATTATCATATTTATTTTCGCTAAGTATTACTTGCAGACCACATGCTTCTAAGC